TTGAGTGGAACTACCCCAACAGAAAGGAGATAGCTAGCCCTCCGCGTACTCTGACCTCCAAATTTCGGAGGCGGATTCCGCTAAGCCTACTGTCACAGATGCAATCTTAGTGACAGTAAACCTACTTCCACCCGTTTCCACCTTGAGACCCCGGTAAATACCGTGACTGTTCCTCGTCACGTAGTGGGGTTGTAAAGGCTGTTCCGCCAGGTTGTGCATGAGCTTCCGGAACAGAAACTCATTCGCGTTCCTAACGGGCTTCGGTCTCGCGACCAAAGTTTCGTACCGCCACAAGCCTCCCTCAAACCGGCCATTCATTGTCGGTTGAGGAGAATGCTTGTAGGAGCTGAATTCCTCGTCGCTTCTCGGTCCAGTGATGCCCTTGAATTTGCAAGGGACATATGAGTCGATTAGCTTCTCGGTCTTCGTTTCCTCACACATAAAACGTAGCGAAAGCTGCCTGGTCAGTCGATTAACGTCTGTCCAGAGCTCACTAACGCTGCTAGGTGTGGTGGTAAGAAAAACGGGGCGTACGGGTGTCCCATCCAGCCAGTCGGCACCGCAAGATTCGCGGAAAGGCCCTTGTGTAAAGGACTTCTCCTCGTTTATGCTAAAGCCGGCCAGTTGGAGTGTGGCAATTACCTGTGGTGCAATCGTATTAGTGACGATAATATCGTCACCGTAGACGGCACACTTATCAGGGTCAAAACCACCTTGATCGTGCTTCGACACCGCATAGCAAATTGCGGCGAAGATAGCAGTCTCAAGTGCGAACGTGAAGCCGTTACCCATGGAGGAGATTTTCTCGTAAGAGATCACTTCCTCTCCTAGGACGCCACAAGGCGACCTAAGTTTCATGAGATAGCTGTACCACGCCTTCGGAAGCAAAAGCTTGCAGACCCCTACACTAATGGAGTCTGAAGCAGCTGCTAAGTCCAGTGTAACAAAGTTTTCCGGACTATCCCAATGAAGGGATCCGAGTCGTGCCATCTCCTGGTTCTTGGCCTGGGAATCAAGGTCAATCTTCCACCGCTTTAAACGGCGTCGGATAAACCCGTCAACTCCAAGTTGCAACCAGAGATTCATTGATGGCTCGATCGCGATAGAACGGTCAGTTTGACTGTTCTTGGGAACGAAGGTGATTCGGTTGCCTGGAACGACCTGTAGAACCGCTGACCAAAAGTGCTCCCAGTTTAAGATAGCATGCGCCGGAATATCAAACTTCCGACGATAGCTGTCTTCTAGGGCACCTAGCCAGCGGGGGTCGCTCTGTATGGCAGACCGGGCTTCGGCCAACGCCGCCTTGGTACACGAGTAGGGCCACTCTGCATACTTGAAATACGCAGATGTGTGACCTTCCCTAGTGTCTAGGTTGGCGCCGGGTCCATGACGTGACCATCGCGTCAAAATGTCTTGCTCGGGGAGTTCTTCCCCAAGCAGCTTCGATAGGAATGAGCGAGCATAGGTGAAAATGTTTATCACCGACTCGTCATTGGAGCCTGCTAGGTTCCGCCAGCTACGCTGGTTGAATTCCTTACAAGCCTCCTCCGCCGCCCTAAATTTCTTAAGGGCGCTCAATTGCCGCTCATCGTCTCCCGACGGGAAGCGGTACTTTCGAAGCAGAGAAACTATCTGGTAACGGGCGGCATTTACTGCGCGCAACGTACCATCTGGGAGCATACTCTGTGGCCCCCATACCTCGGACAGCGCCAGGTAACCGTCAAAATCGCGTTTGCGAATAATGCGGTGAATCTGGATTTTCTCGCTGTCAGTGAGGAGATAGTCAAGGTCAGCCACCAAGGTGGCCAAAATCTTCCATCCATAATCGGACGGAAGGCGGGCGCTCATATTTTGCCTGAGCACCCGCTCCCTATTTCTTCTGGACTTTGCATTTTTCATGCATTGACTCCGTTGTCAAGGGGTGGACACTGTGGTTAGTAGCGAGAAGGCTCCCAAGGGGGAGCCCGCAAGCTAAAACCAGGTACCGAAGGTTTGTATAAAGCGATCTATCGCTTCACCGACGGTAACAACATAGGCTGCAATTGCCGAGGAAATCTCGGTCAACTGGTCGAGCACTACGAGCCAGAAATCGTTACTGGGCTCCATGTGCTTACACCATCAGCTTCATGTTCAGGTCTTCCATGATAACGTCGTTATCCAGGAGGGCGAGGGCGCGCTGCCGTACCTTAAGTACGTCTGCAGCGGAGACCCCAACAGGTACCGAGAACGAGACTTCACAGATCACGGGTGCGGTAAGCGATGCTACGCCGTCCACCCCAGTCACTGTGTGGTCGAAAGTCAACTTGAAGGCGGTTTTAGCTACGCCTTTGAAGTTGCCGTTCTTGGTAGGGTACGAGCGATAGAAGTTAATCTGATCGCGGGCATCCAACGCATGGTTTGGACCAGCGTAGGTGGAACGATTACCAGTACGGTCTTCGTTCTCATATGCCTCGGCAGTTGTATTGCCGTCGTTCAGGTAGTCGACATTTAACGTAATGTCATTTGCGATTGCCATTTGGATTTCTCCTTGTACTTTCGCGCATCATGTGTAAATGTTCCGCATTAGCGAAACTTAGATACAATGATGGCAAGGTCTAAGAGTTTGAGTCCATCCACCCGTAATTTAACCTGTGGGTAAATAGACAAGTTAGGATCCGCAACACGAGTCACCGTTTTGATTTTCCGGGTTTTCTGTCCGGAATGGGTGAGTGAATTGGCGAGGTCATAAACCTCGCTATTCTTCGTGCTGGTAATCGAATCCAGCCAATTGCGCTGATCCAACTTCACAATAGTAGTGGACCAGGAGGCCAGCTCCCTTACGCCCGCAGAGGGCGAGAAGGCAGCTATTTTCTCCCCGATGTTCCAGAACCAGTCGGCGATAAAGCTAAAGGGAGTTATCTCCCAAGCTGTTTCCGCCAGCTGATCTGC